GAGTAGGTCAAGTGTATTCCGCAGCGGGAGCCTTTGACGGAAAAACACATATTGAAGCTCAACACGGCGGCGACGTCTTTAATCTTCTACATGATACTCTAACAGAGAGCGGCGCGGATGAACTACTACTCTTTGATTCATCTGAGACTGGAGATCAATATTTTATACAGTGCATGAAATTTTCCCCGTTCGACGATGACGACGAGAATGCATGCGCTTGGATGGTTCATGGACATTGCGCAACTGGATCCGCTTTCTCTGCATCAGTTCTATACTAATAGTTAATAGAGGTATTAATGGGAAAAAAAAGAAGAATAATAAAAAATTTAAGTAGTAAGTGGAAAAACAAGTTTAGCTCACATCCAAGGTTTAGATTTTTAGTAGAAACTAAAACTGAAGATGCTAAAGTTGAAGAAGCTGAAGAAGCTGAAGAAGTTGAAGAACAGGAGACCGTACCAACTGAATTGGTTAAATCGGTTGAACCAAAAGAAGCAAAGCCAAAGCCCAAAGCCAAGAAGCAACCCGCTGCTCGTGCTAAGAAGACAACTTCTAGAAAGACTACAAAATTGTCTAAAAAGAAAACCACGACTAAGCAAGACTAATCTGCTATTTAAAGTTCCTTCAACTAATTATTGGGAGGAGAATTATTAAATGGCATCACCGACATTAACCCCATCATCGCAAACTAGTGCAATTGCATTACCTTCTGGCAGTGTAGGGTCTGAAGCAGGAGATCCAGCAGAGTCTAATTCCAATTTTCCTTTCGAAGTTTATACTGATGATCATTATTTTCTTTCAGGCGCAGCAGATCAAGTTGCCTATGTATATAAAAAATTAGGTGGCGATGTTTTAGACATTGAACTTACGAAAGAACAAGTTTATTCCGCATATCAAGAAGCTGTTTTAGAGTACTCTTATCTTCTCAACATACACCAAGCAAAGAACTCTCTTGGCGATCTTCTGGGCGCTAAAACCGGTTCTTTTGACTATGATGGTCAGTTGCAGGATACAACAAATCTTGAGGATGTAGCGTTAAAGTTTCCTAAATTTAAGTTCGAATATGCCCGTCGTGTTGCACATGGCTATTCAACTGAAGCGGGATTTGGTGGCGTCACGCGCCTTTACTCTGCTAGCTTTTCTTCATCAATTGAAGAACAAGATTATGATTTACAATATATTGTGTCTTCTTCCGCTAACACAGATACGTCTGCTGATTATTACGGGGCGGTTGGTAATAATAAAATAAATATTACAAAAGTTTATTATAAGACACCACAAGCAATGTGGAGATTTTACGGGTACTATGGAGGTTTAAACACTGTAGGCGATTTAGCAAGTTATGGTCAATATGCTGATGATAGCACCTTTCAGTTGGTGCCACCATGGCAAAATAAAGCACAAGCTATGGCTTTTGAAGATGCTATATATACAAGAAATAGTCACTATTCATATGAGATAAGAGACAATAGGTTAAGAATATTCCCGCCTCCTGCTAGTGTTAGCCCTAAGCATTTTTGGGTTGAATTCTTTGTTGATTCTGATACTCCTTGGGAGCACGATTCTAATACTGATTCCGGAATTAATGGCATTAATAATATCAATACTTTGCCATTTGAAAATACACCATACCAAAAAATTAATTCTATTGGTAAGCAATGGATAAGACGTTTTGCATTGGCGCTTTGTAAAGAAATGTTAGGAAACATTCGTTCTAAATTTTCAAGTATTCCTATCCCCGGTGATAGTGTAACATTAGACGGTCCAGCGCTTATTAGCCAAGGACAAACAGAACAAGAGAAGCTTCGCGAGGAATTAAAAACAATTTTTGATGAACTTACATATACCAAGGTTGCTCAAACAGGCGCCGAGCTTTCCGATGCTGTTAACGAAATTGAAAAAAGAATTCCAATGTTGATTTTTACAGGATAACAAATGAATGTCTAATGAATGGTCACAACCAACAGAACCACCGCCCCCTTTATTTTTAGGGAAAAAAGAGCGTGATCTTGTAAAACAAGTCAATGATGAGCTTATTGAGCGCGTTATTGGGCAAGGTATATTTTATTATCCTATTAGCATGGAATATACAAATTATCATAAACTTTATGGAGAAGCGATAGAAAAAACTTTTTTGCCGCCAATAAGAGTATATGCATTAATAATGTGGGAAGGCTTTGTAACTGAAACTACAAGATTGGGAATAGATAAACGATCTTCTATTATAGTTCATTTTCACAAAAGAAGATTAACTGAAGATCAAGATTTATTTGTAAGAGAAGGCGATTTTGTTAAATATGGCGAGGTGCTTTATGAAATAGCAACTATAAACCAGCCAAAACAAATTTTTGGACAAGTTGATCATAAAATAGAGATTGAAGCAAAATGCATTAGGGCTCGCGAGGGATTATTTAATGCCAAGTAACAAAAAATATTATGACATTGCACCTTCAACGTTAGAAACAATTGATTATGCTTTTTATGATTTTGTAAATGATAAAATGAATAATTTTTCTACTACGAATGAAGAATGGAAAAAAGTGCCAATTCTTTGGGTAAGCGCAGAAAGAGCGTTTTTAGCAAAGAATAACAAAGAAATTATAGATGCCGATGGTGCTTTAAAGCTTCCTATTGTTTCTATTGAAAGAACAGCTGTATCAAAAGATTTAAATAAGAAAGGGGCTTATTATGGAAACCCGGTTTATGATACTAATGCCGCAAGAGGTGGAAGAATTGTTGTATCTCGTAAAATTGTAAAAGATAAAACAAATAATTTTGCTGTTGCTGAAAATATTAAAAAATTGCCTAATGGCTTGGAGCCTGATACAACAGTTAGAAGAACCCCCAGCGGTCAAGCATACTTTCCAAGAAAAAACAAAAAGATTGTTTATGAAACTATTACAATACCTGCGCCGGTTTATTTAAGTATAAATTACGAATTAACTGTAAGATCTGAATATATTCAACAAATGAATCAATTAACTACCCCATTCGCTACTTTGGGAGGTCATATCAATTCATTTATAATAGAAAGAGATGATCATAGATATGAAACATTTTTGCAACCTACTTTTGCTTATAACAATAATGTTTCCAATATGGGAGAAAGTGAAAGAACTTTTGAAACCACTTTTACTTTTGACGTCTTGGGTTATATTATAGGCGAATCTCCAAACGGCGACAGACCAAAAGCAATAAAAACCGAGAACGCCGTGGAAGTAAAAATCCCCAGAGAGCATGTTATTTTGGGAGATATCCCTCCGTATGGAAAAGGTAAAGGATTTTACACAGAATAGCAACTAATTAATAAAGATACTTTATGCATATTTTTAAAACGTCTAAAAGAGTTAAAAAGGAGAAATAGCCAATGTCCGTTGATAAGTTTAAATTTATATCACCAGGGATTTTTGTAAATGAAATTGATAATACTGGTAGAACAGCAATTGCGGAAGATGTAGGTCCGGTATTAATAGGTCGATCCGAAAAGGGTCCAATACTACAGCCAATTCGTGTTAATTCATATTTTGATTTCATTAATGCTTATGGTAATCCCATTCCTGGTGGTAAAGGTGGCGATGTTGCGCGAGATGGAAACTTTACTTCTCCGACATATGCCGCTTATGCAGCGCAAGCTTGGTTTAGAAATAATGCTCCTGTAACTTTTGTCCGTATTGGCGGAAAAACCAACCAGAATGCCACAGATTTAGGTGGCGCAGAACACGCCGGATGGCAAACTACGACCACGGAAGCATTCCCAGAGATAGATGACAACGGCGGTGCATATGGCTTGTTTGTTGCAGATGCTCCTACTCTAGCGATGGGATCCGGCACGATAACGTGTACTACTGGTGCAGCGTTTGATCCAGCGAACATTCAAACCGGCGACACGATAAAATTTGTTGTTAATGACAGCGTGGGTACAGATGGAAATGAGGGCGAGATTGAGTTGGATTGGCTAACGATTACCGCTTCGTGCCCTGCGCAAACAAACAAAAATGATGTAACTCCAGTGGGAGACATCCCGGACGGCGGTCATGCTGGTTTTGGTACCGGCTCTTCCGATACCGAATGTGCCCAAAACATCACCGGCGCGTGGCAAACCGCACTCACCGCAGCTGGCGCTGATTATAATGACTGGACTGTTGGTATTTCTGAAGCGGGCGTGGCTTTCATTCAACCGGGCACAAAGTTTATGACAGCTTCAGGAGCGCCAACTTTGAAAATGGCTACTTGGAATGACACCGACGCGGCGGGCGCCACAGGCGTTGGCTTTTCACTAAAAGTATCTCAGTATGGCATGGAGGAACTTACAGCAAATGACACTACTAGTTCTAATATTTCTGGGATTGAACCCCTCACTGGTACATTAGCAGCCGTTTGGTATATTGATAAAAGCGCTTCTATTGGTCTTTCTGGAACAGAAATGGTCAGCGGCGAAAATAGTGTTGGATCGAGTATATATATCGGCTCTGTTGGTCAAAAAGAATTTAAAGTCCAGGTTTCTTCAACCTTAAAAGGTGTTGAAGTTGATTCTAGCTTTAATTTCACCAATACTAGCGACAATTATATTAGGAAGGTTTTTAATACAAATCCAATTTTAACTAACACTAATGCGACCGATTCCACAAGCAATTCTTTTGCTCGTTATTGGCTAGGAGAATCATATGAGGGCGCATCT